CTTCAAAAATTCCCCGGAGGAAAAATTTGTGGGGGTGTTTTATATTTGTAATAGGCTGAATGTGCATTAGTCATGTTTCACACATAGTGATTATATTTGACATTTTGCATATAATGGAACTCCTTAAAAGAATTATAGAAAAACTGCATTTAAAAAACCTTCTAAACTATGGCTAATGTACATACAAACTATTACAAATGTAAAGGGAATGATATTTAAAGGAGAGACATTATGGCTAAAGGTAATGCAAAAGGGTTGCAAAACTCTAGAGAATTTGCTCCAGCCATGTCATCAGAAGCGAGAGATGCACAGATGTCATCACTTGCTTACGATTTAGTCGAACAAAGAATGCGAGATGGCACAGCAACATCTCAAGAAACGACTTATTTTTTAAAGCTAGGCAATCCTAACGTACAATTAGAAAAGAAAAAGCTAGAAAAGCAAATAGAATTGCTCGAAGCGAAGACAGAACAGATCCAAGCAGCAAAGAGAATGGATGAAGTTTATATGCTAGCTATTAATGCAATGAAAATGTACGGAGGAGAGCAGGAAGATGACGGGGACGAGGAGCTATAGTGAACTATCTAAGCTGAAAACTTTTGAAGAAAGATTTGAGTATTTGAAAATCGGTGACCAGAATGTTGGTGAAGAAACTTTTGGAGGTCGAAGATATTTAAATCAGCAATTTTACAGTTCACATGCTTGGAAGAAAGTGAGAGATGAAGTTATAGTAAGAGACTTAGGAAGGAATCTTGGTCTTGAAGGAGAAGAAATAGGAAGCGGTTCCAAAATCCTTGTCCATCATATGAATCCGGTTACAGAAACTGACCTTAGAGAATTCAGGCCATGTACTTTAGATCCTGAGAATCTTATTTGCGTCGACAAACAGACTCACGATGCAATACATTATGGCGATATATCGTCAATAACAAGATTAGAGGAACGAAAACCAGGAGATACAAAACTCTGGTAATAAAAGAAGGACAAAACTATGGCACTTTCAAACACAGAGTGCCCTTACTACTATGGTCTCTTTAGAGATGCAGTTCTCAGAGGAGAAATACCAGTATGTGAAGAAATCTCATTAGAGATGAATCGAATAGATGAGTTAATAAAGAATCCATCAGTCTATTACGACAGAGATGCAGTTGAAGGTTATATTGCTTATTGCGAAAATGAGTTAACCTTAACAGATGGTTCTGATTTAAATCTTCTAGATACATTTAAACTCTGGGCAGAACAAGTATTTGGATGGTATTATTTTACTGAGCTATCAGTATACGATCCAGATAAAAAGAAGTATGTCAAGAAATACAAAAAGAAAAGACTTGTAAACAAACAATACTTAATAGTTGCGAGAGGTGCAGCAAAATCTCTATACTGTAGCAGTATTCAAAGTTTCTTTCTTAATGTTGATAGAACAGCAACTCATCAAATTACAACTGCTCCTACTATGGACTTAGCAGAAGAAGTTATTTCGCCAATTAAGACTTCTATAATAAGATCTAGAGGACCTTTGTTCAAATTCCTTACGGAAGGAAGCATACATAATACTACTGGTTCAAAAGCTTTGCAAGCTAAATTGGCATCTACTAAAAGAGGTATCGAAAATCGTCTTACTGGAAGTCTACTCGAGATAAGACCAATGTCAGTTAATAAACTTCAGGGACTTAGAGTTAAGATAGCTACAATTGATGAATGGTTATCAGGAGATTGCAAAGAAGACGTTATCGGTGCAATAGAACAGGGTGCAGCAAAAGGACTACAAGACTATCTGATAATTGCAACATCATCAGAAGGTACCACAAGAAATGGTGTCGGCGATTCTATCAAAATGGAATTGTATAAGATACTAAGAGGAGAATATTACAATCCTCATGTTTCGATATGGTATTACAGATTAGACAATATATCAGAAGTTAATAACCCAGCAATGTGGTTAAAAGCAAATCCAAATCTTGGAAAAACTGTTCAGTATGAGACATACCAGTTGGATGTTGAAAGAGCTGAGCATTCTCCTTCCGCTAGAAATGATATTTTAGCAAAGAGATTTGGAATACCAATGGAAGGTACATCATATTTCTTTACTTATGAGGAAACTATTCCACAAGAGGTTAAAAAAGTATATTGGCAGCAGCCTTGCGCGCTTGGGGCAGACTTGTCTCAAGGTGACGACTTCTGCGCTTTTACATTTTTATTCCCTCTTCCGAATGGAATATTTGGAATCAAAGTAAGATCTTACATAACAGAAACAACCATGATTAAATTGCCTCCGGCTATGCGTCAGAAGTATGAAGAATTCCTTGCAGAAGGAACTCTAGTAGTCATGGATGGTAGTATTCTCGATATGAATCATGTATATGAAGACTTATCAGAGTTCATAGAACATATGGCATATGATGTTCAAGCTCTTGGTTATGACCCTTACAATGCTAGAGAGTTCATAACACAATGGGAGATTGAAAATGGCCCTTTTGGAATTGAGAAAGTTAAACAAGGTGTTAAAACAGAATCAGTTCCTTTGGGCGAACTTAAGAAATTGTCAGAAGATGGTTTGTTATACTTTGATGAGAAACTAATGCAGTTTGCAATGGGTAACTGTATAGCGTTGGAGGATACTAATGGTAACCGTAAGTTATACAAGAGAAGAAGAGAAGAGAAGATCGATAACGTTGCAGCTCTTCTTGATGCTTTTGTAGCTTACAAACTTAATAAAGATTTGTTTTAGAGGATAAAACTATGGCAACATACGGTTACATAGCTCACCATGGCATTAAAGGCCAAAAGTGGGGAGAAAGAAATGGACCGCCTTATCCATTAGATTACAAATCTCACAATAGTAAAGAAAAGAAACTTAATCCAAAGAAAGCTTTAAATAAGTATACTGGAGGATTAAAAGAAACTATTGGTAATAAAATTGGTCATTACACACGTAATCAGCATAATGTTGATTTACCAAAGAATGACGCAGATGCTAAAAAGAAAGGCTGGAGAAAGCTTTCAAGTAAAGAATCTGCAATGCATCAATTCAGTCAAGAAGGCGGTGTAGAAAATTCAAAATGGGTGTCACCTGATGGCCATAGAGAAGTCGTATTTACTGGAAAAGGTAAAAAACAACACATAACAAAAGATGTAAGAGATGAAGGAACATACAACTATTACGATCCTCAGGATCATCCTATAGGACATACTGTATATGATGTTATCCCTTACATTATTTTAGGTAACGAGGCAAATGATCCAACCACAGCATACAGTAGAGTCACTGCAAGTATTAAAAACTTCATGAAGAAGACTCCAGATGAATGCAAAGAACAGATTGAAGTTGGTAAGAAATTTGTTAAAAAATAAGGAGGTTAATACAATGTATGATAAAGCTTATATAGCTCATCATGGTATTAAAGGCCAGAAATGGGGTGTTCAAAATGGACCACCATATCCTATAGGATCTGATGGAGCTTCTAAAGGAACTCACAGACATATAGTAAAATCCAAATTATCTGATGAACAGAAGAAAAAATTAGGTAAACTTGGAAAAGCTGCTCTAATAGGAGCTGGAGTTACTACAGCAGCTACAGCAGCTGCAGCCGGAGCAGGTCTCGGTGTTTACATGATAGCCAAGAATCCACAGGCTGTAGCAGGAGCTTTAGCCAAGATCGGTAGTAAAACAGTCTCAGCATTAGGAAAAACTGGTATAATGACTGGCAAAATGGCAATAGAAAAATTAAAGAAAGATTCTCCTGAACTTTTTGCTAAAATGTTAAGAGAAACTGGAGAGATAACAGGAAAGAGTGCTAAACAAGCACTTAAATCTACTAAATTATCAAATGTAGCAAAAGCAACAGTTGCTTCTGGTGATACTAATGCTATTCATAGACTTATATTAAATAATTATGATAAGTTTAAAACGAATGCTAAAGCATTAGGAATACTTGCTCCATATGTGGATGATGCTATAAAAGGTGCGAGCGAAGAAATGAAGAAAAAATTGCCAACAGGAGCTGGTTTAAGGCAGATTACAAACTCTGCAAAAAGCATAAAAGAAGCAAAAGCAGCCGGAGGAAAAGCAGCAAGAATAGTTGCTGGATCTTCTGGAGCATTTATTGGATTAAATGCAGCTACCAATGCCGTTAATGACATTTCCAGATTCTATAATACAAATAAGAATAATGCATTAATTAAAGATGGCAAGAAGTTTGTAAGTCATATATTAACTACTAAAAATCATTACGATGATGATTTAGAAAGGAAAAAGAAATGAGCGAATACGGATACATAACTCATAGTGAATTAATGCATCATGGCGTGAAAGGTCAAAAGTGGGGTGTTCGTCGTTATCAAAATGCGGATGGCTCATATAAAGCAGGATCTGAGGGAAGATATTATCATCCTATTAGAGGTTTGGTACGTAAAATTCATAGTCTTCCAAGAAACATTACAAATTTTAAAAGACCTTCCGAAAAAAGAAGAAGGGAAGAAGAAAGAAGAGAAACAGTTCCTGGTAAGATTGCATCTGGTGCTAAAACTGCTGCAAATTATGGTAAAGAAAAAGCAAAAGATGCAATAAAAGAAAAATTATCTTTTGGAAAAGAAAATAAGATTGTAGATAAGAATTCTTATGCATATAAGAAAGCTAAAATGGATAGAGCAGCAGCAATTGCTACTAGTGCTATAACTGCAGCAAGTATAGTTGGTATGGGAGCATTAATTGGTAGTAAAGCACTTAAGAATAAGAAAGCTGCTCACAATGCAATGCTTAAATTAGTGGATAATAAAATTGGCGGAACTTCTATCAAAGGGTCATCTGTTGCAAAAGCTGCTTTAACAGGCGCAAAACTTTCTTCAAAAGGAAAAGATAATACAAGAGCAATATTAAAATCTGCAATTCCGACAAGCAAAGGCGGATTTAAAACTGCTAATGCAAGAGCATTTCTCAAAGATACAGCTGCATCCACAAGAAATAGTAGAAAATATCTTGATGAAGCTGCATATAATTTATTTGAAAAGAATTATAGATATAGTATTGGCCGTAATGGTAGAGTAAGTGATCATGCAAGATCTTATTTAATTAATAATGGCGTAAAAGGTACTATTAATAGAAATGCCCAATTACTTAAGAAGAAAAAGCGATGAATGAATTATACCACCATGGAGTAAAAGGCCAGAAGTGGGGAATAAGAAGATACCAGAATGCAGATGGTACATTAACACCTGCTGGTAGACTAAAGTATGGTATTGAACTTCGTAAAGAAGTAAAGGGATACAAAGTTTCTACAAAAGCTAACTATGATAAAGCTAAGCAGGAATATATAGATTTTAGGAAATCTGGTATAAAAGATTCTGTAAATCGAGATAAATTAAAACAAAAAGTTAAAAATGCAAGAGATGAAAAACGAATTGCTAATGCTTTAACTAAGAATAAGTATAAATCTCTTTACTTTAAAACTAGAGATCCTGAAAAGAAAAGAGTAACTAAAGAAATGGTAATGGCAGACGACAAGTTTAACAGAACTGCAAGAAAAGCATTAATAACTGCAGTCGGAGCAAAACTTGTTGGTATAGTAATAGCAAATACAGTTCAAGGTGCAGCAATGGCAGGAACTGGTTACCTTATTAATAAGAAATATGGTAAAGAAATAGTAGATAACTTATTTAATAAAAAAGGAGGTAAATAACTATGGCAAAGAAACAGAACAACGAAATTATCGACGAGTCAGTTGATGATGAGCCCATTGAAGTAGTTGAAGAACCTAAGAAAGTTGAAGAACCTAAGAAGTCTTTGTTTTCTTCAAAATCAGAGAAAGGTACTAAATTGTCATAATGGCTATATATGGTTATATCAAACATAGTGAATTATCTTATCCATATCCAGATTAAGGAGTAACTCATGAGTCAGATAAAAGATCGTTTTAAACATGCTTGGAATGCATTCATGAATAAAGATCCGACCGAAAAAGTAGTTACTCAAGAGGCCGGTTACAGTTATTTTTATAGTAGCAGACCAGACATTGTTAAAGTTTCATATGGAAACGAAAAGTCCATATTGAATTCTATAATGTGTAGAATAGCAGTCGATTGCGCTTCAATAGACATACATCATGTTAAGTTAGATGAATACGAAAGATATTCTGAGACTATACATGATTCACTAGATACATGTCTAACAACTGAAGCTAATATTGATCAAACTGGTAGACAATTGATTAATGATATTGTTCTATCAATGCTTGATGAGGGAGTTGTTGCAGTAGTTCCTATAGATACTAATATTGATCCAACCAAAGGAACATTTTCAGTCGAAACTTTAAGAGTAGGAAAGATCGTAGAATGGCGTCCTAGCGCAGTTAAAGTGAGGGCTTATAATGACCGAAATGGTAAAAAGGAAGAAATTTGGTGTTTAAAGCAGAATACTGCTATTATTGAGAATCCTTTTTATTCTATAATGAATGATAAGAGTTCAACGGCAAAACGACTCTCAAGAAAGTTAAGTTTATTAGACTCTGTTGACGAAAAGAGAAATTCAAATAAGCTTAACATGATTATTCAGTTGCCTTACTCTGCTAAGAATGAGATGAAAAAGAAGTATGCTGAAGAAAGAGTTGAAAACCTCGAAGCTCAGTTACAATCTTCGCCTCATGGTATAGCATATTCAGATGCAACTGAAAAGATTATACAATTGAATAGACCATTAGAGAATGAACTGATGGGTGAAGTTGAATATTTGACA